TATCAACGTCGTAGATTTCTTTTATTTCATCGGGCGTTAAATAAAGCTCATGCGCTACCCATTCACACCCAACAAACCCTCGCAATTGTCGGCATCGGGGGTCTATAATAATTGAATTTGCTTCTGGAAAATCAAACACAAGACCTTCGCGGATTGTAACCATCGGTTCTTCAAGCAATGCTTGTAGAGACAACATAAGTTCTTCGATCTGTGGATCGTCTTTTTTTATTTCACCTTCCGCAGCTTCTGTCGCTACCCGACGCATAAAGTCTATCTGCGCTTGGACATCAGCAATCTTCGCAGCAATTTCTGGCGCTCGATCTACGTCACGTTGAAACCCAACTTTTACAAACCCAACGCCAGTAGTAATTACCCGACGCACTAATCCCTTCATTTGAGCCTTAAATGCTGGCTGTTGCTCTTTCATGTAATAATCGAAAAGATTTTCTAATGTTTTAGCAACATTATCGAGCATTTTGTTTTGCGTCTTACCGGAGGTGTAATCATTGATAATATTTGCTGCCGCTGGCGGTACGGGCATATTCATTGCAGCCGCTTGCTCGGAAGCCATAAATGCTTGCGCTAATGTGTCGGCATCCCCATCCCAAAACTGGTAGCTCATACGATTACGTCTTTTAGCTACTGCTTTTGGATTTTTAGCGTACAATTGTGCTGTTCTTTGCTGCACATGACGCTGTAATATGTTGGCTACATAATTTTCACTAGACCACTTCGTTTCCTCAAAACCATTTAATGCCGCGTCCATGTCACGCTTCATTGTTTTAAATGCTTTTTTATGAAACTCTTTTGCGTGTTTAATCCGTGCTAACCACTGATTGACTAATGCTTTTCGACGCTCTGTCGGTTCTGGCTTGTCAACGTCTATCGTTGTAATCGACATTTCTTCGTGCATTTACCAACCACCCGTTCTTATATTTTCAAACTGTTGTTTTCTACGATGCGCGGCATCCCACTTAACCCAAGCAAGAGTGCCGACTTGCGGCCTTATATTTGTTTTAACTATACCACCACCAGGGGTAGTAAGTCGAGACAAGCCCATGCCTATCCATGCAAGGGTATCTACAAAGTCATCATTACGTCCATTTGGAAACTTTAATAATTCGTCTGTTGCTTTTTGTGTCCAGACCGACTGCTTCGGAAACAATACTTTATTCATTGCCATACGACCCAGTATTGACTGCGCCCGTTGTACTTTATTGGCTACTGGCGTTACTTCCTCGATACGACAATAAATACGTTCTTCTGCCATACGTTTACGCAAAAATGGCCCAATAGCTTTAGAAATATGGCCTTTTTCTGCCCACCATATTAATGGCTTCCACTTCTTTATAAGCGCAAGCATGGCATCAACCACCTTGTCAGTAGGTTGCTTTTCCCACCAGCTATCGAGCAGGTATATATCGTCGTTCTGATCTACACCGACTATTAATAAACAAGTCGCATCGTTTCTTGTTTTATCAACACCAACGGCATGATCGCTGGCTGCATAAATACGCAAATCTTTAGGTAATTCCTTGCGGTTATAATATTTTACATTTTCTCTGCGAAACAAATCACCATCTTCGGGCGTAGGCCGACCCTGATACAATGCGCTAAAACCTCGAGAGTCCAAACGCCGCTGCGCTTCCATAAACTCCATATCAAATCGATCCGGCCACAACAGTTCGCCTACCTCTCGGCCTAATGGATCATCTTCTTCTGCTAATGCTGGTAAGTTTATAATCTTCCACTTTGCAGCTTCTTCTGGACTGTAATGCGGATTAGTGGGGTCAGTCAGTCTACCGATTAAATCATCTTCATGCCACCTAGTCTGCACGATAACAATTGATGCTGATGCAGTCATTAGACGGGTCATAAGCACCTGAGTAAACCACTGCCATAGTTGTTCGCGCAACGTCGGGCTGTTTGCCTCGATACTGTCTTTGATAGGATCATCGAGGATAACAAAATCACCACCTCGACCAGTGATAGATCCCCCTCGCCCAACAAACACCGACATACCGCCAGATCCAGTTTGTATTCTCGATTTACTTGCACCGCCTTTACGCAATCCAAAATTAGGAAAAACGTGCTTGTATTGAGGCAACATCATTATGTTGCGAACGTCTGCACCAAAGTCTTTTGCAAAATCTTCGTTATATGTAGCAAAAATCACGTTTCTATAGGGATCTCGACCCTGCAACCAAGGCACAAAACGCCGTGATATTAGTTCAGATTTACCGTGTCTTGGCGGCATCGATACAATTAGTCGTGGAATATGGCCTTTTTCGACCTTTTCTAGCACCTTTGCCAATGCTCTGTGATGCTTTGCGTCCTTAAACATGCTTTCGTCAATGTTTTCGGGATCATCTGCATCTGGCATGGTGTATTTAACAAAGTCAATAAAGCTTGTGCGGCACTCAATGGCTTTTTTTTGCCGCTTTGCAGCCGCAATCTTGTTTTCTAGCTCATTAAGTACCTTGGCGTTACTCATTAAGTAGTCCTAACGCCAATTCTAACGTTTCTTTATTTCGTCTAGACCACCCTTTTCCATAAATTTTATAGTCATCAAGAGATTGGTAGTATTGTTCTCTGCCGTAGTAATAATTTTCCAATGCGTCTTTAGGTGTTAGATCGTGACAAGCGGCAATTGTCTTACCGCCTATTATCCCATCTGGTTTTGCTGCAACCGCACGTTGCAATATCTTTACACTGCGACGACCTCCGGCATTATAAGCCATATCTGCAACACAAATATCCAAACCGTTAGGTAGTTGGTCGGCGCGTACATTATCCCAGTATTGCGTTTTGACAAAAGGCTTTACGTCCTCTTTCGTCAACGCTTTCATTACCTCTTTTGGTGCTGGTTTGCCCGTATATTTAGCCCAGTTCCAAGCAGTAACGCCCCACATAGTAGAACCTTCATTCCCATGCCCGTCACCTTTAGCATTTCCAGAATCGCGCTGGTCATCTTGAAACGCTCCTTCGTGAACCATCAGCATATCAAAAAACATATCCCAATTTTTTTCCATTATTTCTTAGCCTCCAAATAAAGCCGCCAACAATTAACAATTGTGTTGAGTGAAACTGCGCTAAAAAGCATTATCCATTGCCATAGTTCCATTATTTTCCAAAGCCTCTCATTGTACGAATACCGAAAGACGCCGCTATGCTGGCGTAAACTGCCCACTGAAACCACGCTGGCGCTTGAGCCATGTTTTCAAACCCTTGCGCCATAAATGGCTGAATACCTGGAATAAAATTGCCAGCGACAATTATTATGAAGCAAATTGTCCAGGCCTCATCTTTCCAGCTGTCTTTTGATGCCTCGATAGCCGCCTGTTCCCAGTTTATTTCACCAGTAGCCAGCTTCATCTTGGTTTCTGCTTCTGCGGCTTTTATTTTAGCCTTACTATCGATGTATGTTGTCGCTAATCCAGCAACACTGCTTATTATTTGCCCAATCATGCCTCGCCTCCTCGATCGGTTTTCGCTTCCTTGCCTAGCCACAAAGCAAAACTCGCTGAAAGCATGGCTGTTACTAGCGATACAAAGGCGCTTTGCTGAGTTGTGGGGCTGGGTAAATCCATAAACCAAATACAAACTTTCCAAGTCAGTATTATTTGGCAAAGAAATGCCAATCTTGGTAAAATTTTAAGTTGATCTATGTAACTAGCTGTTATTTGAACCATTTATTCGCCTCGCAATCTGTAATGCGATCCCTCGGTCTCGAGTTATCACGATTACTTTTCCGTTTTTGTCGTACAGCACCCATTTATTTTTTCTCTCGACTAACCTCAAAACAGTGAACTGCACTGTTGGTATTCGTTATTAACACTCGCGCTTTGACCATCTCCGTTTTGCAAGCTTCCTCGCTGCCATACGTGCCGATCTGAAAGTAAGAGAACTCTTGCGCTACAAACTGCATCCAGACTAAGAACCACATTACCAGCGCCCTTGCCACTTGCCCAAAGCGTAAAACCCTAAAAACAAAATGCCGCCGCTAACTACAAAAATTACTGCGCCTATGGCAAAGTTAATTGCGGCATCTATTCTTTCCTGTTTTTTGTACAACTCCTGTTTTCTTTTCCTACGCATTTGCGCCTCAATTGCTAGCACCTCTTTCCATGCCGAAGGCCCCATCGTGAACGAAATATGATCCTTAATTTCAGAGCGCATCTGCTCCATCTTTTTTTTCTGAGCGAAAATTTCCAAGGCTGTTTCTTCATCCGATCCTTTAAATGTTTGCTTCCACCAGGGAGGATTTTTTTCTCTCTCCTCAAGATTATTAAAATCAGAAAAAGCCTTGCCCCATTGCGACAAAGTTCCGGACATTTCTTGTAAATCCTTGCCCGTGCTTATGGCAGCTTTGAGCGTTTTGTACGCCCCTGTCGCTAAAGCAACGCAAGATATTGGATCCATTACATCCGCGTAAGAATAGAAACCAGCATCAAGATCATAGCACCAGCTGTACCGAGCATTATTGCCTCGATCCTCTTGATCCTCAGTATGGCTTCCTTCCAACGCTCCTCAAGTTGCGTTTCTATTTTCACCACCCTTTTGTCTAAACTATTTAATGTCGGTTTGCTCATTTGTATTCCTTTGATGGTCTCAACAATCAACAAATAAATTAAAGAATACTGTCTGGAAGTTCTGCATTTTCAAGATCATCCTGATCTACCATTTCGGGCAAGTCTCTTAATTCTTGCCTATAAAGCGAAATTGCTAATTTCCGCATTGGATCATAGGGAGAGTCATCTAACATTGCAAAATCTGATGCGGCTAATGCAGCATTTCTTTGCGTTCTTAGATCATCCATATCTGTAAAAGCCATAGTATTTTCCTTATATTAAATAATTAAATTAAGCGTACGTTAAAACAGAGGTTATGGGCGCAAGATCATAAGTAGCCGCGTACATTTTTTTTGTATTGTTATCACCACCTACGAAAAACAATTTTGATTGACCGTACCCATGACCATTTGAGTTTTCATTACCAAATGTACTCGCCTTACCATTTCCACCAATATTATTAGCGTTAAGACTACTCCAAAGCCCCCTGCGTTCGTGCCAACCATTACTATATGATGCAGCAAGAAAATCTGAAACTATTGCTTCATTGTTGCTCATAGTCATTTGTCCAGTAGTAGGATTTATTTTAAATTTAATAAACTTACCGCCTGGAACTGCTTGTAGCCATTCATCCGTACCGATATTCCAAGCAAATTCAAAATAACCTTGCAACGCAATACCAAAATAAGGAGTAAGATAAGTACTAGCAAGCGCAGTAGTAGATCCATTACTAACATCTACTATCCAAGCTTCATTACCATTTTCTATAATTTGGTTTCCATTTGAAAGAGTCCAAGCTGACCATGTAGCTAATAATGGTGCATTTGCTAATATTTGACTCCAACTTCCATTTGATCTGGCTCTGCCCCAAAAACCCTCTTTAAACGAATGGAAAGCATTATAGTACGGCTCGTTAGTAGAATCATACTGCTGAAAATAAAATACTGGGTAGTTGGTAGAAGTTGCGCTTGTAGTAACTGGAGTAGCAGCAATACTCGAAGCGTTTACAGAGGACGTGCTATAATTATACACAAATTCTCCAACAGTAGCTTTACTATTACTAGACCTATAAGCATCTATGACATGAACCACTGCACCGCCAAGTCTACGCTCTGTAGGAGCAACGTAGTGACTGCTACTACCATAATTACCATGCGGATACAAAGTATTGCTACTTGTGTGAAAAGAGTCTTGACTACCCGTACCAGAAATTAAAACCCCATCATACCCATAAGTATGACCACCACCATTTCTAGGAATATGGCCTAAGTAAGTATATCTGCCTGTCCATTCGTCAGCGGCTTTACCATGAGTTGAATAATCGGCAGCTGAACCAGAGTTTGTGTGGGTAGTAATATTTCCTGCAAGACTAATAGCGCCCGTACTTTGGTTTGCTGAAAACAAAGCAAAGTTATGGTTCATAGTACCACCAGTAGTCGCTTGGTTTTTTACCATACTGTTTATACCTGCATAGGCGAGAGTTGATGTGTCCATCCCTCTTATTCGAACAGACTGTATGTAAGCACTAAGGTTTGTTGCTTCTAAGTTTCTGCCTACACTAGTAAGATCGGTGGAAAAAGTATCTAATGTAATGTCAGCTACGGCGACTGCCGCTGTACCAGAAGATGCGGCCGTATTAACATATACCCCTTGTGCTGCGTTATATGCTAAAACTTCTCCGTCTGAGGGTGCGGTAGAAAGCACGTTATAAGCAGAATACGCAGTGTTTCCCATCCCAGAATGTTGGGAGCAGTAATAGAACAGATTAACGCTATCTTGTTCAACAATTATTTCAGTGTATGCCCCAGCTTGGCCTGGTGTGCCTACGCTTGTAACACCAGTAGTAAATTCAGCACCGCCACTAGCATGAGTACCGTCTGCGGTTGTTGAAAACTTTAGTGGGTGTCCAGCGTTTGATGCGTCGGATTGATCGAAACGGTATCTTAAAGAGGGTGTTAAGTTAAGTGCTTTTTTGTTTGTTCCATCGATGATAAAAGCACCGGTTACAGCTGTTACTGTAATAGTGTTATATAAAGCAACGGCAGCAGCGGCGGCTTGGATGGCCGCTACTTGAGTGTTTCCTTCCGCAGTTACAGCTGCAACCTGAGTATCACCTTCCGCTATAACGCCAGAAACACTATCAGGTATATTTAACGCCTCAACAGCTTTTCCTAAAAATACAAGGTCTTTAGCATTAGTAGTTGAGCTTGCAAGGCTTTGCGCTTTGCTGTCAATTGCTGCTATTAAAGTACTGAAATTTGTATTTGTTGTAGACATATTAGACTCCTAAATTAAGTAAGTTTTCATCTTCTAACGCTTCGATTTTTAATTCATTGCTTACATCAGAAGTTTGATAGTCGGGTTCATTTACGTTGAAGTCTGCGCTTGATGCTTCGCCGGAGACTTCGGCCAGCGAAATTTTGCTGTCTCTCATTAAATCTGCTAATAATCTTGCTTTAGACATGGTTGCTTCCTTAAACTACTAAGCCCATTTGCATAAATGTATTTTGATTGTTGCTATTCATTGTAATAACATCACCTAAAGTTGGTGCAGTAGTTGATGATGTGCCTGAGTAACTTATATACGAGGGTGTATAATTAGGATTATAAGCTGAAGATACTGGGCCACCATTATCAGATGCACCTGCGACAGTGCCTTGATATAAGGCTCCACTGGGGCTACCGTATCCTTGCCCACCTGAGCCACTATACCATCCCAAATAATATGTTTTACCTGCTGGGACTGTGAAATTATTTGGGTGACTGTATCCACTACCTGTTGCATTACTTAGCGTATCCAAAGCACCAGTAGTAAAATTAGCACCTGCAGACCCAGGATTCGGTACATCAATTCTCCACCCTGCTTGTATTGTAAATTGTGCATTAGCAGTAGCTATTGTGCCACCAGTATGTTCGTAAACAAGAATCCAAAAAGAATGACTGCTACTGGTCATTGCCCGACCTTTGAATTTTTTAGACCCTATTTCTGTACCTGCGGTCAATTGGTGTTCAGTTCCAATATCTACTCCAAAATAATTCGCTGAAAACCAAGGAGTACCGCCAGAATAATTAACATACCCAGTATCAAAATGGCCCATTGGAAAAGTAGTTGTGCTAAACGGTACTCTTTTTGCAATCTTAACATTTCTAATTGAGCCATATAATCCCATGCTACTCCAAGACGGTGAAGGTTTAGAACCACCTGATGCCCCTTGCCCAACATATAGGTAATCCCAGTTAATAAGAGTGTTAGAAGGTAGACCTGTTTGAGTACCAATCAGAACACCATCTTGCCATATTTCGATTTTTCTTTCACTAGCAACAGTGGAACTAAATCTACATTTAATCTGAACGTGCGTCCATGTATTATACGGTATGGTAGCATACGGACTGTTACCGTACCCCCCAATACGCCCCCCTGCTACTGCTATACCTTCATAAGGTGATACATCATAAATACCAATCATAAATCCTTCGGGATCAGTATAGGGGCCATTACATAAAATCCATTGATTAGAACTCATGTTGGTTTGCGAATATACTTCAAACTCTAAATCAAAATCATCGAGGTTTCCTAATTGATTTCCTGCACTAGGGCCAATAATTTCAATACCTGCCCCAGTGCCACTGAAAGTGCGTGAAGTAGTATCTTCAAAATCCCAAGGCCCCATATACAATCCTTCGGGGCCAGAAGGCATAAAAGATTGATAGCCTTTAACAGAGCCACCACCAATAGAAGCTAACATAGGAGCCATTTTTATTTCCTTATTCGTATTTAGCTAAAGTAGCTAAAGCGGTAAATGTGCCAGAAGCAGTTTTAATAATTGTGACTGAGTAGGAATCGAGAGCGTTTGTATTACCGCTTGTTGGCGCACCACCCACCCATTTTGTAGTGACGTTAGCCGTTGTTCCATCGACTTGTATTGCATCTACATAATAAGCCGTTCCACCTTGGGTATAGATCAAAGCCGCTGTTACGGAATCTCCTACCGCCAGAAGTGAATCTAACGTAGTGCTACCATCGCCTCTAAAATTTATTTGAGCGTTCGATGCTTGGTTATTAGTAAAGTAAATAACAGCTTTTCCAGTTTTCATATCGAGATTAGTTGTTCCACCAGTACCTGCATCAATATCAACTTGCTCACTAATTGTTGCTATCTGGGATAACTCTGTGGTTATATCTAACCCTTTGTTAAAACTCCAATTATCAGACGCAGACGCATAAGTAAGCGTAGCGTTAGCACCCTCGACTGTGATCCCTGCACCATCGGCCGCTGCCGCATCAGGCGCACCATCTGCTATTGTAATGTTTATATCCGCAACATCTAAGGTGGTTGTATTTATAGAAGTGGTTGTTCCTGTTACAGTTAAATCAGGAATAGTAACTGCGCCCGTAAAGGTTGCGCCAGTTAGCGCCGCAAAACCAGTTGCAGCCGCTTGAACAGCCGCTATCTGAGTTGTACCTTCATTCTGTACATTGCTTATCTGGGTGTTGCCCTCTGTAATAACACTATTAACTGTTACTGTCGGGGTCAAAGCTTCAACAGCTTTACCTAAAAGCAAAAACTCTTTTGCATCCGTCGTACCTGTTGTAGCGTTAAGTTTAGTGGTTAAATTTGTTTCAACCGTTGTCGTGTTTATTGCCATAATTAGATCCCTGCTAGAGCTAGAGTTTCAACGTCGTCGATTAACGCATCGACCGCCGTTTTGCTGTAATGGTTAGCTAGTAAGAAAGTGCCGTAAGCAACGATGCTAACCACATCACCATTCGTTGCGGCTGAATTAAGAACTATGTTCGATCCGTCTGTTGCCGTAAAATCTACGCCGTCTTGCAATTTGACGCCGTTTAGCCATAAATGCACGTAACCACTATCATAATTACAAGGAAACGTTGTAAGCGACCCAGTGTACGTTCCGCTGTTCGTGCCAACAACATATTGCTTGCTTTCAACCGTGCCGTTGACACTCGAGCCAGCGTTTTGAAAAGCGTTCCCGTCGTACACTTTCATTACATCATTAGTCGTATCGAACCATAATGTTCCCTCAACCGACCCTGTGGGCTGGTTAGCACTAACCTTATATGTCTGTGCAAAATCAGCTATACCGCTAAAATTTGCAGCTGTTTGCGTTACATCACTGCTAATACCGCTTACCGTTGAAATATCGCTTGCTATCCCTGCAAGTGAATTAACATCGTTGATCGAATTGCTTACAATATCAATGTTGCCACTATTATTATTTACGGACGTAACAGCCGATGAAATTGTATTTACGCCTGTTATGTCTGTTGCTATCGGCGCTAAAATATTAACAGAACCAATGCTTTGGCCAACAGTATTAACGTTCGTTATAGAATTAGCAACAACTTCTATTTCACTTGTTGTTTCGTTAAGATCATTTGCAACAGTTTCAACTTCGCTAATAGCCTCGTTTAAGTCCTGTGCAACCTTAACGACGCTATTTATGTTGTCTGATACCGTAGTAACAGACCCCATATTAGATGCTAACGTGCTTAATTCAGAAGTAGGTAATGAAGCAACCGTTGTAATATCAGAACTTATTGCGCTTAATGTTGTTACGTCGCTGCTTATACCGCTTACTGTCGTTATAGCTGCATCTATACCAGCCAATGTTGCAATGTTGTTCGTAGGCGTAATTTGACCAGCAACAGTATTAATATTGTTTATTCCGGCCGCAACAATCGGTACGTCGCCTTGTGTCGCCCAGTATTTAGCAGAATATTCGCTCGTATTACCAACAGTAGATGTTGTTTTGGTCGCCCAATCCTTCGCAGATCCAGCACCATTATCAACGCCCGTGCCGCCTATCGCATATGCTTTCGACGAATAATCCGCGCTTTCAACTAATCCTGTCGTCTTTCGCGCCCAGTTATCCGCCTCGTCTGCAAAACCGCTGGCGTTCGAGGCGCTTGCAGAAGCTGCTTCGGCAGCAGCTTGCCCCACGACACTAGCGCCCCACACAATAACGTTTTCATTGCCGGACACTGTAGGTAAGCCAGGTGCGGTAAACAGTGTTAGCTGGTTGCCTGAGAGCGTGTAGTCGTCAACCGGATTTAACAACTCACCATTAACAAAGACTTGTATAGAGTTTTCAGACGCATATGTAAAAGTTAAAGTGAAAACTGTTGTTGTGCCATCACCTTCAAACTTGTCTACCGCTGAACTTGTGCCAGATATGGCTGCGTTGGCTATTAATATCCATTTGTTTGCAGCGCTATCCGTTGCAAAAGCAGCGCTCGATGTATGTGCCGCAGTAGCCAAATACGTTCCGCTGTTAAAATCTACTATGTCGCCAACAGCATAGGCTCTAGCCGTTGTCCAATCACCTTGAGGTGAAAACCCAGTAACGTTAATTAATGCTAATGCACCTGGATCAAACGCATCTTTGTGTACTGCCTGATTACCCAGTTTACCGTCGTCACGTTGTATCTTGGCAATGTTGGTGTTTAAATCGTCTAAGGTTAGTTTTACGGCGTTTAGTTCTGCGTCTACCCGTACACCTGGTAACGGATCGGCTGGCGACGTTGCTTGAAAGTCGTTGAAATTAAACTGCCTAGTGTAGTCGCGTGGTTGTGCCATTAGCTATTTCCATATCCCATTGCAGAGGCCATTCGAGATTTCTTGGCTTGTTTTTTGGCTTCAGCGCCCTTCTTTGCAGAGCGAGGCTTGTTGCGTAATGCTTGGAAATCAGCGCCAGTTATTTTGTCTTTGGGTTCGGCTGCACCAGCTATTTTCATTTGCTTTGGAGTAAGGTTCGGCATCACGAATACCCCATAGACTTAGCCATTTTAGACTTTCGCTTGGCTTTGTTCTTTTTGCTGTTAGGAAAACCAGCTTTCATATCAGCGTATGCTTTAGGGCTAATCGTGCTATCTTTTTTAGATCGACTTGTGCCAGCCTTTTTACGGTTATTCATGTTTTCATATAAACTCATGCTAAATTACACCTCCATCGTTTTAATGCTGCACCCTTTCGGGTTAGTTCGCCGTTCTTGCTTGTTGCGCCTTTCATTCCCGACATTCGAGCGCAGAAACTTTTTTTACGTGCTGCCGCTTTGCCTGTTGGGTTTTTTTCTGTAACTGCTCGTTTGAGGTTAGACCCCGTTTCACGGTTGTACTTTTCGCGTCCTTTGTCACTTAAGCCAGCACCAGCTGATGTAGGGCGTTTCTCCCCTCTACCGACCGAAAGATTTACTGACATTGTTTACCTTAATCGACTACTGTTGATTGCATTATACCCGTGTTGATTGCAGCAATCAACGAAACGGAGTAAAAGTTCAAAAATGCGAAAAATTTGTAGCGACGGCCATAATACACATGATGCCAATCGTCGGACTATGGCAGGGGGTGGGATCGATTTTGCTGCACATTTTATACAAATAGTCCCAACACAACTATTCGATCTATTGTTTTTATTACGTTTTATCTGAGTTTTGCGCTTCTGTTACGTCTTTGGCCAGTTCTGCGCGTTCATTTTCCCAGCGATCGATCATCGAGGCAAGTTGATCGGGCGTAAGTTCTGCGAGGTTGCGACCATCGATCGAGCCGTCTGCGTTCTTTGTAAGATCCCCTGCCAGTTCGAGC